CAAGTGAATTTGATATTTTTTATTATCAGGGTGGATTAGAAAATCCAAATCTACATCGTCATACAAGTTGTGTACTACAAGATATGAATATTAACTATACTCCAAATGGTAACTTTACTACCTTTGATAATGGTATGCCAACGCAAATTAATGTAACATTAAACTTTAGAGAATTGGCACTACTTACTAAAGACAAAATCGAGGATGGTCTATAATGTACTTTAAAGAATTTCCACAGTTTTTATACGACTTTAAATATGCAAATACAACTAAGACTACAGTTGTAACAGATATAACTAGGAATGTTCGTTTTCGCAAAGAAGTATTAGAAAACATAACTTTATTCGATGAGTACGATATTGTTGATGGAGAAACTCCAGAAATTATTGCAGAAAAGATATATGGTAATCCAGAGTATCACTGGATCATTATGTTGGTAAATCAAAAACATGATTATATTTCAGATTTTCCTCTTTCTGAACACGCACTGGAAAAACATATTGCAGATACACATGCTACTGCACGTTACTCAATTCGTCACTATGTAAATGCTGCTGGATTTATTGTTAACTCCACTGCTGCTGGTGCAGTATCAGTTACCAATGATGCGTATGAACGAGATCTTAATGAATCAAAAAGAAGAATTAAAATAATTTCTCCGCAGCTTATATCAACTGTACTGACACAATTTAAAGACTTACTATAATGAAGTCTAGTAAAGTATTAAGATTTGCTGGTGATGTTAGCATTGATAAGGTTAGGATAATAACTGCAAAAGGTTTTTATCAAGATGTCAGTGCACAGGTAATAAATGTACAAATTTTTGAAGATTTATTTTCACCATTTATCACTGGCAGTTTAATCTTAAAAGACTCTCTTGATTTGGTTAATTTGTTTCCATTTATTGGTGAAGAATTTCTTGAATTAGAAGTTAGTACCCCTACTCTTGAACAATATAATATTAAAGGTAAATATTATATTTACAAAATGAGTAATAGAGAGATGGCTGGAGACAAGTCTGTTGTTTACCAATTACATTTTATTTCTTCAGAAGCTATTGTTGATTTAAATAAAAAAGTTAGTCGTGTATTTGCAAATAAAATATCAGAATTAATCAAGCCATTTATACAAGACAAAACATTTGGTCTTGAATCTGATAAAAAAGTTTATATTGAAGATACACTTAATAGTACAAAATATATTTCTAATTATTGGACTCCAATACAAAATATTATGTACTTAGTATTTAATTCAATTAATACAAATAAAACACCAAACTATGTTTTCTTTGAAAATCGTGATGGCTTTTATTTTATTAGTTTAGAATCACTTTATACTAATACCGTTTATCAAAGTTTTGTTTACGACAAATATACAAGAGATGATCGTCCACTTGGTGGCAGTGCGAGAAATACAGAAAAAGATTATAGACGTATTCTTGATATTAGTATTCCGACTGCATTTGATTACATGGATCGTATTCGTTCAGGAATGTTGTCATCTAGACAAGTATCTTACGATATAACAAAGAAAACCTATAGTGCTAAAAACTATAATATGTTTCAGCGTTTTGAAAAACAAAAACATCTAAATGAATTTCCAATCAACTCAGATAGAGCAACCTTTAGATCTAATTCAAAGATTATTAATTATTCTAAAAATTTTGGAAACTTTAATGGCTTTGGTGATGTTACAAATGCAAAAACCAATCAAGAACGAATTTCATTAATGAAATTAGCAGAAGCCAACAAGATTAGTATTACAGTTCCAGGTAGATGTGATTATACTGTTGGACAAAAAATCAATTTAGATCTTAAAAGAATTGAACCATTATCTAAAAGAGATGGTGATACTACTGATAAAATGTTTTCTGGCAATTATATTATTGCAGCTATCAATCATTATGTTGATAGAGAAAAACATGAATGTAATATAGAAATTATTAAAGAATCATCTATGATGAATATGAACAGGGCACAATAATGAATTTTTACTATGGTATCGTAGAAAATAGAGATGATCCACTAAAACTTGGTCGTTGTCAAGTCCGAGTAGTTGGATTGCACACCCACGATAAGTCACAACTTCCTACTTCAGATTTACCTTGGTCACATCCTATGCAACCAGTTACATCTGCTGCAATGAATGGTATTGGCTCTTCTCCGATTGGTCCAGTTGAAGGCACTTCTGTAATTATCATTTATGCAGATGAGGATAAACAACAACCAATTATGATTGGTACTGTTGGTGGTATTCCTTCACTACCAGCACCGATTGATCAAGATGATGAAGGACCAATTGAATCTGGTACTAAGATTGAAACTTTAGAATTACGAACTATTCCTGGACCAACCAATGGAACACAATTAACATTTTTCGATAAAGAAACTGGTTCACCTAATTTAACTAAAGACTTAAAGGCTAATATGAAAATATTAGCTTTTGGCATACCAAAAGATACATTTATTGTTTCTATTGACAGTGGAACTACAATTACAATTAGTAATCCAGTTATTAATTATGAAGAAAATATTGTTAAATTTGAACCTGCTCCAACAAACCTAGATGCTGTTGCTGCAACAGTGGTTGGTAGACTAACTACCAGTGATGGAACTGTAGTCACTTCTGGAGATGGAACACCAGTAACTACACCTAATTCTTTGCCAGAAAAAGTATTTAACGCAACACCGACTAATTTATCCATACCAACTATTCCACCTCCAAAATCTTCTTCAAATACTAGCAGATCAGAAGCTGGAATAAAGGCATTAATTGCTGCATGTGATAAAGTTGGGTTAACAACTAAAGAACAAAAGTGTGCATTGTTAGGTATCGCTGGAGGTGAGACTACTTGGATCCCTCAACTAGAAGCATATAATTATTCTGAAAGTAGACTGAAGCAAATTTATTCATTTGCCACTCCACAAGACATCGCTCAATTTTCTGATGCACAAAAAAGAGGACTAACCAGAGAACAATTTTTCTCATGGGCATATGGTCCAACAAAACGAGGAAAAGGATTCCTTGGTAATCTTACAGACGCTGATGGTGGAAAATACTTTGGACGTGGATTTATTCAATTAACTGGTAGATCAAACTACGCAAGATACCAGAAACTTGCCAATGCTATGGGTTTGAATCTCGACATCGTTAATAATCCAGACTCGCTTGACAGTGATATTAATGTATCAGCATTGGTTGCTGCACTCTATATTAAAGACAGAGTGCCACAGGGTGTTAATGTAAATGCGCATCCTGGATATTTTCTTGCCGCAAAACAAGCTGTTGGTGTAAATTCACCAGATATTGCAGCAAAGAAAAAATCATACTATGAATACTTTTACGGTCAATCTGCGGGAGTGGGTGCACCAGAAAAAGATGCATTGCCTTCGATTTCAGACAGCCCACCAGTTGGTGATGTTACTACACCACAACCATCCCCTGAATCTATTAAAACTGGTTCTGCCACTACTGGATTTAGAGATCCAAATAACAAATATCCACTAAAAGAATATATTGGCGAGTCGGATACTAATCGTCTCGCTCGTGGTATTATTGAAGGTACGATTGTTAAAAATAAAGATGCCATTCGTAAATTAGGTGTTCCTAAAGCACTTGAGATTGGAACATGGGATCAACCAGAATCAGCATACGGAGCAAAGTATCCATTTAATAAAGTATTTGAAACAGAGTCTGGACATCTACAAGAATTTGATGATACTCCAGGATATGAAAGAATAAACACTTATCACAGATCTGGAACATTCAGTGAAATTGATCCAAACGGAACACAGGTAAATTTCATTGTTGGAGATAACTTTGTTGTAATGGAAAGGAATGGATGTTTATCTGTTGCTGGCGAATTAAATATTACAGTAAGTGGTAATGCAAACATTTATACTAGAACAGATGCTAACATACAGGTAGAACAAAATGCCACTATTAAAGTTGGTGGGAATATGGACATTGGTGTTGCCAATGATATTAGTATGGTGGCAGGTGGTGATGTTTTAATTAAAGCAGTCGGAGATTTTAATGTTCAAGCTGCAAATATTAATCAGAAGGCAGATACTAATTACGCTATAAATGGAACTGCGGTTTCAGTCGCTGCAGATGGAGGATTTAATTTACTTGGCTCTTCAGTTAATCTTGAGTCGAGTGGTGGAATGGACATCCTCGCAGGTGGGACACTATCTGCTGATTATGCTCAGGGTCAGTTTGGTAATGGTGCTGCAGGAAGTGAAACTCTTGTTGCGCCTGATGTATCATTGACCCCTCCACCTTTGGGTAATCCAATCTCACCAGTAGTTCCCTTTTCTATTCCTCCAGAAAAACAGTTCGAAGAAAATACTGTGGCTGAAACTCCAGAAGATTTTGACACACCAGAAGGTCGTGCTGCTTCTGCTCAAAGTGCCAGAAAAGATGGTGTTGTTGGAGCACCTGATCCAGTTGCCACAGAAGAAGCAGCTGCACCATCAGGTGGTTCAACAACTACTGTACCAGTTAGCTGTGATATTATTTTCGCAACAAAAGAATTCACAAATGACTTTAGAATGTCACAAAACTTCACTCTTGGTATGTTGATGGATGGTGGTGTAGGTGGTAAACATAAACTTGTTGACCAGATGCTTAAAGACAGTAAAGACTCTCCAGAAAGACTTTTTAAAGCACAGGAGATTGTGTGTAATCTGGCTTTGTCATGTCAAAATCTTCTTGAGCCTGCAGTAGTAAATGTTCTTCCAGGTGGTATTAGTGGATATAAGAAACAGTGGAAGATTAACTCAGGTTATCGCCTAAAAGGTGTAGTTGCTAACGAGTCACCAACATCAGATCACTGTAAGGGGCAAGCACTTGATATTGGTATTATGCTCCCAGACAAATATGGTAAAACATACGAATTTATTCAACAACTTGAAAAGATTCTTCCGTACGACCAGTTAATTCTAGAGTATCGTTTCCCAGACTCTTGTTGGATCCATGTTTCCTTTAAATCAAAGGGTGGAAGAAAACAAGCATTCACTATGGTCAATGATAAAGTTTATAAACGAAATTCTAATGGTATTCCTTCTGGATTCGTATTGCTACAAACCATTCCTCCTAAGGGTGCATAATGGCTGGCTGTGCTAAAATGGGAGATTTATCGCAGGGTATAGATGGAACAGCGACTGTTTTAACTTACAAAAATCAAGCAACTAAATCTTTTGTTCAGGGAATGAAAATAGGATTAGTTGGGGATCAGTATCAACCCCATCAGGTAGGTTTAGTTACACATATTGCTGCACAGAGAGAAATTATAGATGGTTCTTCTAAAACCTTTTTCGAGGGTAAAAAGGTAGCAAGATATGGAGATCCAGTTGCTGACGGAGACCAAGTTGGTGGTGCTGGATTTAACACTTTTATAGAATAACCTAAATAAACAATATGGCAAGAAATACAAGAATTTTCTCAGACTTAGACCTTAATTTTACTGTACATCCAGTGAATAAGGATATATCACGCAAATATGATGATAATGCCATTAAACAATCAATTAAAAATTTATTATTGACTCGGAACTTTGAGAGACCATTTCATAGTGAAATCGGCTCTCCGATTCGAGCAATGTTGTTTGAACTACCTGGACCAATGTTTACAGTTATGCTTCAACGAGCAGTAATCGATGTGATTAACAACTTTGAACCAAGAGTAGAAGTTTTAGATGTCAGAATAAATGATTCTATAGACACCAACGCTGTTTATATAACATTAGAATTTAAAATAGTTAATACCGAGAGACCTATAACTCTTGATCTAGCACTAGAGAGAACACGATAAATGGCAATTACAACTAATAACAAAAGACTAAAGGTATCAGAGTTAGACTTTGATACCATTAAAGCCAATCTTAAGACATTCCTTAAAGCACAAAATGAATTTTCAGATTACGATTTTGAAGGATCTGGTTTATCCGTTCTTTTAGATCTGCTGGCATATAATACTCACTACAATGGTGTTTATACTAATCTTGCTGTAAACGAAGTATTTCTTGACTCTGCCAGCAAACGTGCATCAGTAGTTTCTCTTTCAAAGATGCTTGGTTATACACCAAGATCTGCAGTTTGTGCAAGAGCAAAAGTAAATGCAATTATTACTGCACCAACTTCTAGTCCAAGTACTGCAACATTACCAGCAAGACAATCATTCTCGACTTCTATCGATGGCACGTCATATGTGTTTTATAATCTAGAAGCTGTAACTGTGGCGATAAGTACCAGCGGTTCTTATACATTTTCTAATTTAAATATTGTTGAGGGTACACCACTATCATTTAAGTATACAGTTGCCAGTGGTGTTCGTTTTATCATACCAAATGCAAATATTGATGTTTCAACACTATCAGTTCAAGTTCAGGAAAATTCAACTTCTGATATTTATCAAACATTCACAAGAGCAGAAAATTTAACAGAAGTAACTGATGTAACTAAAGTATATTTCTTAAAAGAGATTGATGATGGTCTTTATGAAATTACTTTTGGTAATGGTGTTCTTGGCACAGCAGTAAGTAATGGTAATGTTGTAACTCTTGATTATTTTGTTTCTAGTTTAGAAGAACCAAACTCAGCAAATGTATTCACGTATAATGGTACATCAGTATTGGGTAGTAATCTTTCGGTAACTACTGTAACTCCTGCATTTGGTGGGGCTGAACCAGAAGACATTAATTCTATTAAATTTAATGCTCCAAGATTATTTGCAGCACAAAATCGTGCTGTTACTCCAGATGATTACAAAGCATTAATTTATAGTAAATTTCCCGATGCGCAAACAATATCAGTTTGGGGTGGCGAGGATAATGATCCTCCAGTATATGGTAAAACATTTATTTGTATTAAACCAAAAGAATCTTCAAAGTTAACTAATGTGCAAAAAGAAACTATTTTACATCAAATTATTTTACCAAGAAGTGTTGTTTCTATTACTCCTGAACTTGTTGATCCAGAATTTTTTAATATTAAAATAACATCATTTGTTTACTATAATCCTAAAGAAACATCTAAAACTTCAGCACAGATTGAAACTATTGTAAAAAATGCAATTTTAGATTATGACGAAACCGACCTTCAGAAATTTGATGGAATTCTTCGATATACAAAACTCACAGGTATTATTGATCAATCTGATTTATCAATTGTAAATAATACAACTCGTGTAATGATTCACCATCCTATTTCTCCACAGTATGGCACAAACGCTCAATATAAATTAAATTTAATTAATCCTATTTCTCAAGATGGTAGTGAAGTGTTTTCATCTACTGGATTCTTTATTCCAACAAGCACTCAAGTACACTTTCTTGATGACGATTCTGCAGGAAATATTCGTTTGTACTATCGTAATTCAAACCGAGATAAAGTATTTGTGAACACAACACAGGGAACTATTAATTACTCATTAGGATTAATTTCAATCAATGGTTTGACTATAACTACTTTAGATGGAGCATTGTTTGAAATACAAATTAAACCAGAATCATACGATATTGTTTCTGCTCTAAATCGAATTGTTCAGATTGACCCAACACTATTAAGTGTGACTGCTATTTCTGATACTACTGTAAATGGAGATACTGGTGCTGGATTTAACTACACGTTCAACTCTATTAGATCATAATGGCAAGAACTAATTTATCATCTGTTGTTTCTAGACAGATCCCTGAATTTATTAGGGAAGATTTTCCAACATTTGTTGCTTTTGTAGAAGCATACTATGAGTTTTTACAAACACAAGGAGTAGATCTTTCTTCTGTTAAAGATTTAGATAAAACTCTTGATTCTTTTGTGGGCGAATTTAAAAAAGAATTAGCACATAATTATCCAAATATTGCTGGTGATGAAAGATTTTTCCTTGCTCATATTAAAGATCAGTATCTTTCAAAAGGTTCTGAATCTTCTTACAATCTTTTGTTTAGATTATTATTTGGTAAAAGAACAGAACTAATATATCCAGGAACTCAGATGCTTCGTGCGTCTGATGGAAAGTGGAATCAAGAGATATCAGTATTTGCTCATGTGGATTATGGAGATCCACTTGAAATTGTTGGCAAACTAGTTAATATTGAAACTGAAAATACAGTAATTAGAATTGTTATTGACAAAAAAGAAGATCTTGTTGGTGAGGTCGATCGAATAGTTGCTCTTGGTGGGGATATCTACGAATTCTTTTTAGATAAAAGATTTGTTGGCGTAATAGAACCAGGAAATAGAATTAGATTCAAAGATACATTTCAGGCTACTATTCTTCCAGCCACACAAACTCCAACAATCACTCAACCTGGAAAAAACTTTCGAGTTGGTCAGGTGTTTGATATTATATCTGGAACTGGAACTGGTGCTTTATTAAAAGTTACTGCTGTTGATACTAATAACGGTATCAAACATGCAGAGTTTATTAAATTTGGTTTAGGATATACTACTTCCTTCTCACTTCCGTTTTTAGCATCTAATCCCACTAACTCTGTTGCATTAGTTCGTGTGTCATCTGTTAGCAGATCTGGTCAGACACTTACAATTGGAGATGCAACTGCAGGATATGACGAACAGGGATATATTAATACTGTAGATTATGTTGTGACTGATTATGTTAACGGTGCATATGCAGGTACTTTGCTTAAAGAGTTTACACAAAGATTTGCTAACTCTGCTGCCAACTCTGATGATCCAGCAGTTGTTGAAGTCTCTCTTGGTGCTATTATGAAATACCCAGGATACTACATATCAAATGATGGCTTTTTAGATGATTCTATTTTCATTCAAGATAGTAAATATTATCAAGCATTTTCCTATGTTGTAAAAATTGACGAAAGACTGGCATCATATAAATCTGCAGTTAAAACTATGCTTCACCCAGCTGGAATGGCATTATTTGGTGAATTTAGTATTACAAATAATATAGATTTAAGTGTTCAATTACAATCGCTTATTAATTCTCTTGGTACTAGTCTTGTAGATATACTAGCAACTCCAACAGATAGTACTATTGCAAAAACAGTTACTAAATCAGTTCCAGGAGATGCACTAGCCACTCCAACAGATAATGATATTACATTAACACAATTAAGAATACTGTCACCAGAAACACTAACCACTCCAACAGATAATGGTACATTTATAAAGGTAGTTACTAAATCAGTTCCAGGAGATACACTAGCCACTCCAACAGATAATGGTACATTTATAAAAGTAGTTACTAAATCAGTTCCAGGAGATGCACTAGCCACTCCAACAGATAATAATATTTCTGTTCTATCACAATTTGCTAGAACACTGACACCAGAAACACTAACCACTCCAACAGATAATAATATTACTATTGGAAGAATAGTTGTTACAACACTGACACCAGAAACACTAACCACTCCAACAGATAATAATATTTCTGTTCTAGCACAATTTGCTAGAACACTGACACCAGAAACACTAACCACTCCGACAGATAATAATATTACACTTAAACTCCTAAATAGAATACTAAATGATCAATTAAGTCCAGCACCAACAACGCTTGGCTATGTGCAGCTAAATTCTTATTATGGAGAAGATTATATCGAATTCGGAGACACATATTCTGTAGGTTCTAGAGAAACTACATTCAACACGTAAACACGTTATAAACTAAGGAGATTTTATGAAAGAAAAAATTGCAGAACAATTAAAAGCAACTGGTAAAGTTCGCATCGTTAAAACTAATGAATTCGGAATCGTAACTCAAGATTTTGAAGTACCCAATGTGATAACTACTGCTGGTAAAAACTATATTGCAGCTAAAATGCATGGGACTAATAGTGGTATTGGGGCAACAATGACTCATATGGCTATCGGTGCTGGAGGAGCAGTGGCTGCTGATGCAGCACAGACAGCTCTATCACTTACCAGTTCTGGAGTTTCTGCTTTGACTGGAGTTACTCGTAACACATTCACCTCGCAAACTTTGAACAATAACGCTATTACATACTCAGCGACTTTTGCTGGCACAGAGGGAACTGGTGCAGTGACCGAGGCGGGTATTTTTAACGATGCTTCAGCTGGCACTATGCTTTGCCGTACCGTATTTTCAGCTGTTAATAAAGGTTCTGGTGATACTATTTCTATAACATGGGTTGTGACAGTAAGTTAATTTAAGTTCAAGGTTCTGCTAAAATGCCAACTACGTCATCTATACTTAAAACTATCCTGCATAAAAGTCTTGCAGAGGGTATTTTTAAGGATGTTACTCAAAAAAATTCTAATTATTACTATTTTCTTGGTAAAACACTTCAGTGGAGTGATGACCTCGCTCCGCCATATCCTGTGGATAGTTATGCTTATGAAAGAGCAGTTCGTAGTGACATTATTACATTAAAGGCAATCACATCATCTGATGTTTCGTTTGCTATTCCTCGTATAAATTGGACAACAGGTACAGTTTACGATATGTATGATGACGAGTACTCAACTGAGGTTCTTGGTATTAATATTGTAAATGGTGGAACTGGTTACACGTCACTACCAACTATTACTATTACAGGTGGTGGCGGAACTGGTGCTATATTTTATCCTATTGTAACAGACAGTGATAAAATTACTGGTATTGAGCCTATTGGTATATCAAATACTTCAAGAGGATCTGGATATACTTCTGTTCCGACTGTAACTGTTACAGGTGGTGGTGGTACTGGCGCTGTTTTACAGGCGGTGGTAAATATTGCACCTTCTGGTAAACAAAAACTTGAAGAATGTAACTTTTATGTTGTTACAGAAGATTTTAATGTATATAAATGTCTTGATAATAACAACAATGCTGCATCAACAACACAACCAACAGGAACATCTACTACTCCAATCATAACTACAGATGGTTATGTATGGAAGTTTATGTATAATGTTCCAATTAATTTAAGAAATAAATTTTTATTATCAGATCAGATGCCAGTTGTCTCTGCTCTTACTAATCAATTTTATTCTAATGGTAGCATGGATAGCATTATTATTAATAACAAAGGAACTGGTTATAGTACTGCATCACTATCAGTTACAGGTGATGGATACAGAGAAGAAGATCCAATATTTTTAAATAGTGTTTCAGTTTCTTCTGGTGGTAATGGTTATGCAAGTCCAACTGTTACTTTTGGAAATCCAACTACAAATGCTTCTGCTTTTATTTCTGATGCCAGTGTTTCTTTAGGAGAAAGAATTTTTAATAGTGTTTTTGATTTTTACGAAGTTGTAACTCCAGGAACTATGTCCGCCAGTGAACCTACTCATAGAAGAGGAACTGTTCAAAATAATGCAGCAGCATTAAAGTATCTTGGCACTAGAGTTAAAGGAACTACAACCACAACTTCTACAACTGTTACAGCTGGTTCGTTTGGTATTGGAGTAAGACATACAATTGTTTCTGTTGGAACTACTAATTTTGTTGCTATCGGTGCCACTGCTGCAGCAGTAGTTACTGGTACTATTAGTAACGGTGCTGGTGCTGCTGGAACTACATTGACAGTCTCTGGGGTATCTTCTGGAACACTTGCAGTTGGTGCCACTATTAGTGGAACTGGTATTACAGCTGGCACTACTATTACTGCTCTTGGAACTGGAACTGGTGGGAATGGAACATATACAGTTAGTCCGTCACAATATGTTTCATCTGCAACCACAATAACTAGACAACCAGCTGTTGGCGCAACATTTACTACTACTGGAGCGGGTTCTGGAACAGGTACAGCATCTTTCAAAAGTATTTCTAGTATTACACTACTTGGTGGAGTTAGAGAAATTTCCATGACCAGTGCAGGTTCTGGATATATTTCTGCTCCTGCAATAACATTTTCTGGTGGTGGTGGATCGGGTGCTGTTGCATCCTCTAAGTTAATTGACGGATCAGTAGTATTTTGTATTGTTTCTAATTCTGGTGATAATTATACCAGTGACCCAACAGTAACATTTGGAACTGCATGGACAGCAAATACTGCAGTTTTAGTTAATGATCAAGTTTTTGTTTCAGGTAGATTATACACTGTTACTGGTGCTGGTACAACTTCTGGCACTGCACCATCACACACTTCTGGTTCAGTTACGGACGGAGCGACTCTAACTTATGTTGGTGCACCAGCAACAGGAACTGTTACTCGTAGATTTGGTGCTGGGTATTCTGTAGCACCAAGTATCACTATTACAGATGCAAGTAGAGTAGGAACTGCTGACGCAGTATTCTCTTTTTCATCAGCAAAATCAAACGCAAAACTTCTTCCAGTTCTAGACAATAATCAAATTGTTGGTGCCATTATTGAAAATCCTGGAGTTGGATATACTAATTCAACGATTACAGTTACTGGAAATGGTCAAAACGCTCAGTTAGTTACAGATCACAATATTGGAACTATTCAATCTCTTCAGGCAAACAATGAACTTTTAACTGTACCTGGAAGTATCAATGCTATTAAAATTATTTCTGGTGGTTATGGATATGGTTCCGCAACTATTCAAATTCAAGGAGATGGCACTGGTGCAACTGCAGTGGTGGAATCAAGTGGGTTATCTACAAGTGTTGGTGGTGGTTCTAAAATAACAAAAGTTACTATTACAAACCCAGGACAAGATTATACATTTGCTAATGTTATTGTAACAGGTAATGGTGTAGGTGCTAATTTAAGAGCGATTATGTCACCATTTGGTGGTCATGGTAAAAATGCTCCAAACGAATTATTTGCCAGAACATTAATATTTTACAGCAATATATCCACAGACTTAAATCAGGGGGTATCTGTTAATAATGATTATCGTCAGTTGGGTATTATTAAAAATCCAAATCAATTTAATTCAGATCAAAAATTTCAAGGAACTGTTGGTTCTGGATGTTTTATTATTCAAGCAGCAATAAATACCACTCACTTCCCAAAAGATACTAATGTTACTGTAGCAAGAACTATTGGCGGAGTTAATTTTAATAGAAGATATCGTGTAGTTGCTTCTTCTGCAACTAGTGCATTATTACAATCACTAGACAATGACATCCCTACAGTTAATGATGTTTTTACAAACGCTGCTACTAATACTTTTACTGCTAGTGTAGTGGGTAATCCAACTATAGATAAATATTCTGGTCAGTTAATGTTTATTGATAATAAATCTGGATTTACTCCTTCATCCGAAGAAGCAATTACCTTACGAACAGTTATCAGATTCTAACATAAATAGATTAGAAACAACCAAAGAGAATTAAGAATGGCCATCGATTTTAACACCGAACCGTATTACGACGATTTTAACGAATCAAAAAGATTCTTAAGAATTCTTTATCGCCCAGGATTTGCTGTCCAAGCACGAGAGTTAACTCAGATGCAGACTATTCTGCAAAATCAAATTTCTCGTTTTGGTGATCATGTATTTAAAGAAGGCTCTATGGTTATTCCAGGTGCCATTGGTATTGATACTAAAATTAAATATGTTAAATTAACCTCAACGAGTGGTGCCATTCAAAACCTCGTTGGTTTAATTGTTGAAAACTCAGCTGGTGTTCAAGCCCAAGTTATTCACTCTACTACAGCCTCTGGTGCTGATCCAGCAGCATTATACATTCGTTATATAAATTCTGGTGATAACAACACCACTAAAACATTTTCTAATTCGAATAATTTAACTAATCTTGCAGGAACTAATTCTGCAGGAACTGTTGTTGCTGCAGGTACATACACAGTTCAAGCTGCATCATCTTCTTCTACTGGAACTGGATCTATTTCAACTATTCAGCAAGGTGTTTACTATATTAAAGGACATTTTGTTCTTGTTCCAGAACAAACAATTATCCTCGATAAATTTACAAATGAACCTTCTTATAGAATTGGTTTAGCCA